ACTCGTTGACTACCTTTCCACACACTATATTCTTTTTCTATATATGGTATACCCATAGGACCATATCTAGGTACTTCTGATACAACGTGTTCTTTTACTTCTATTGGATAATTTAATGATTCACCATCTAATAATTCTTTTAGTGGTGTCATTGACTTAATATAGATTAAGTCTTTTAGTACGATAGGAATTTTATTCGGTATCTTTTGATTTGCCGTCAATAGTTTCATTTTCATTTTTCTTTTCCATTTTTGTTTCCATAGTTTGCTTATTTAACATCTTCTGTAATTCAGCAGTTGACCCTACAAACAATGCATTTTTAATATTTGCATTTGTTCTTCCAGGTAGTTCTTTTAAGTCTTTAAATTTCTTTTGTAGGTCTTGTAATTTATCAACAGACGTAGCAACTTGTCCTATTAATTGACCAACAACTTCATATGCTCTAGGGTGTTGTCCTTCTTTTGCAATATCTAATATACCTTGTATTGCTTCTTGTCCTTTTTCTATTATACTATAATAACTTTCTCTACTGTAATCATAATCAGTATTAATATCCTTTTCAACTTTTAAAGGAACTTCTCCATTCTTTCTAGGAACAGGAACTTTAAAACCTTTTTGTGGTTCAAGGTTCTCTGGTATAACTTTATTTTTTCCTTCTAATCCCAATATCTCATTTACACTATCTTCCAATTTAGCCATTATTCATCTTCTCCTGTAACTGGATTATATCTCTTTGTATCATCAAAGAAACTAACCTTTGTTGTAAATCCAAAATCATCATCTGCATTAGCACTTTCAGGATTTGGTATTACTATAATTCTTTCTTCTCTTGATAAAGGAGCATCCGTAGATGTTCCTATATCTGCTTGTGATTTTCTAATAACTTTACTTTGTGCCATAGGTCCATATAAGTAAGTTTTAGCAGTAAACTCTAAAGTATATATAACAGCTCTACGCTTATTAAATTCACCATCATAAGTATCTTCATAGTTTACATTATCTAAAACAATAGGCACGTCCCTTTTAATATTTAATTCTGGTATTGCATTAATAGTAACTGTATAGTCTGGTGCAAAATATGGTAATATTTGTTCAATTATCTGTAGTCCATTTTCTGCTGTAGCCGTAAAAGAATAAAGACTAAAACTTATATCATAGGGTACTGGTGAATAATTAAAATTATGTACAGTAGAATCAGAAGTTTTAACTCTAACTGTTTTTTGAAGTTTGTTTAGTTTTCTAGTGGCGTCATACTTTAAACCTGTTAATTCAAATCCCATTCTAGGTAATACAATAGCAAACGTTTTACCTTTTTCTAAACTTGCTTGTTGGTCTATTCTGGCTATAAACTTTTCTTTAGGAGCGTATGCTAAAGGCACACGTATTCTTTTAGTAATAGCACCTGTACCAGATTTTTGTTGAATAATTATATTATTAAAAATCTGTCCAAATGCAATAGTTAGTCTTCTTAAACTTTGATTATAAAAGTGTGTTCCAAACATTATTCATCTATCTCCCCAAAAGGATTTCTTTCTGTAAAGTCAAGTATATCATCCGCTGTTGAAACAGTATCATATCCTGCCTCTTTATTCAAGTCTAAATTATCTGCATATGGAGATTGTGTCTGTATATTAGACTCTGTAAAATCTTCGTTCATTAAAAGTGCTGGTTGACCAGTTGAATAATCGTGATAACTTTCTAATTGTACTGAACCTTTACCTGTCATAACTTCTTGTCCATATTCTAAAGTAAACTTATATGCTAATTGGTCTAGTGTATGTGTATCTTCGTGTTGGTCAATAGTAGATATACCAGTATCAAGTTTTTCACTTGCATACTCCCAACGAGTTACTTTTAATTTATAAACTGGCAGATTGCCTAATTGGAAAAATGGTTCTTGGTCTTCTACAAATAAAATTTCAAAAAAAGATTTCATCAAAGGCACAAATATAATATCACCTTCATTTGGTCTACCTGAAAAAAGAGGTCTAATTAAACCACCACTTTTATTACCAACTAAATTATCCCAACTTCGTTTTGCAACAACTAAAGTTGTGTCATCTCTAATTTCTAATCCAAATTTACTAATAATTTCCTGTTCACCAGCAAATCCTTGGTTAGTTTCAAAGTACATTTCTATCAAGTAAGTATCATCAAACTTGCTAGTTACGTCTTCTCCTAAAATTATATCTTTATTGACTATTGTTCGTGGCAAGTAATAGACATCATTGCCAAACATTTTAAGACTTTCAACAACTATATCTTCGTGTAGTCTTTTTTCGGCAGCGTTGCCAATTCCCATCCCACCTTGAAAGTAATGATTAACTGGCATAGCATTATCCTATCATAAAGGGTACATTTGTATCGTAAGTACTTCTTAATTTTATTTCTAAAGTATCAAGGTCTGCTAATGCTTGTGAGTAAATTTCTTTTCCATTTAATGTAACTCCACCTAGCATTGCAACACCATCAAATTTACTTAAATTAGAACCCCATTGTTTTTTGAATAAAGCAGTTACGTATCTTTTTAAAAATATGTCATTATAGACATCTGTATAAACATTTGGATCCATTTTTCTATAACATTCTATTACCATATATTCACCTACTTGTAAATCATTGTCCCAATCCATATCAACATAAAGTCTATTATCTAATTGGTTAAATCTTAATGGTTTTTCACCAACTAATATATGGTCTAGGAAATCTAAATGTCTTAATACAACATCATAATTAATAACAGACGTTGAAGAAAAATCGTATAGGTCATTTAATCTTAATTGATATCTAACATCAAACATATTTAAATTACCTTTATTTGAAAATGGGAACATATTAATTACAGATATAACAGATTCAGGCATAACAATAAAGCTATTACCTTCTTTCCAATTTGTAGTAACTACAGTTGAATCACCATACGTCTTTGATATAGATTCAGGAGTATCTGCTAAAATTCTATCGTGGTCTGCTTGAGTATATTCGTATTTTAAGTAGGTTCTTTTAACACCGTCAAAGTGATATTGAGAAAAATATTGTAATGCTTCATCCATTCTGTCTTCTAACTGGTCATCATCTACATTTATCTCTATGACTGGTTTACCTAATGCTCTTAAAGCGTATTGTTTTAAATTTTCCCTTGAAGCTGGTTCTGCCATTTTTATCCCTTTTAGTCCCTTTTAGGTATATTTATAATAGTAATTATATCTTCGGAAAGAGATTATCAGTACAAAATATCGTAATATCTTCGTCAAGCAATCCAAGTGATTGCAGTACACCAGAGGTATGTGGATGTTGTTCTTGTTTTTGGACGTGCTCAAAATAAAAATTTTGACCTTTTATAACATCTTCTTTTTTTGAATCACCATCATAATCAGATATTTTATCTAGGTATGATTCTAAATTAGATGTAGCAAGTGTACAAATTTGATTTAATTCGCTTTCATCTTTAATATTTCCACCTGAAAGCACACCTTCACTAAAAATTTCAGTGTCTAATAACGGTCGCACTCTCGGTTTTGTTGGTTTAAACCAAGTTGATTCTTGTATAAAATATCTTGATAACGGATGTTCGTTTACAAGTAATGGAGAATAATCGTGAAAATATCTAACTTTACTTTTACTTGCAATAACATCCAATCCATAAATTGGACCACTATTTGTTAAATTTGGAAGTAAAGATAAGTGTAACATATACTGACCTTTAGTATCTCTAGCGTCCACTATCTCAAAATGTGCTCGTCTAATATCTTTATTTTTCCAAGTACGATTAGTCCAAGTTTCTTTATTAAATTTTTCCATACCAACTTCATTGTATTCTTCACAATCTCTATCCAGTATAGATAGTATTTCATCTTTACACTCTATTAAACGATCCCATATCATCTTTTTATTCCTTTTCTATCTTATCCATTTAAAGTCTTTATGTCCAGTAATAATGTCCATTTCTTGATATAATAGTGTAGTAGTTGCATAAGCAACCTTCGCTTCATTGAGAACATTAATTTGATAGACATTTATATAGCTATTTATTGTTTCAGTTACTATCCTTTTATATTCTTTTATTTCACCGTGTTTAAATTTATAATAACGATTAGGTCCTGGTGTATTTTTCATATCTAATTGACCTTCAATCATATCTCTTAAATGTCTTACATATATATGTGCATATAATTTTTCAGGTTCTTCTTTTATAGTTTGAATATGTTTAATATAATTTACTGTACTTGGTAGAGTAGTAGGATTTGAATCACCTGTCCATAAAGCTTTAAAATCATAATGTATATGCTCAGCTCTAGGTAATCCAATTGTTGTTCTAAACAATGAATTTTCTAATCCATATTTCTCTACTTCAGAATAACAAAGTAACTGATTGTAAAGATATATTGCGTAAAGGTCTGGATGGATTTTGGTAGATTTATCTGAAAGAGTTTTAATAAAGCTTTGTTCTTCAGCGATTTGATATAAGTCTTTTGTTAATTCTTTAATGTCATACATATCATTATATAATTGAAAGTATATTTAATACTTACAAGGCGTTAAACAACCTATTCCCTAGGTTTATCAGAAGAAGCAGCTTCTGCCGCTTTACTCACTTCTTGTCCGGCCGCATAAGCTTCGTCATCAGCAGTTTTTTTATCAATCAAAGCGTCAGCTTCTTGCTTACCTTCAGCAAATACAGTGAGTGCTCCAGTTTCAACATCTACTCTTAATCTCCAAGACTCAACATCTGCTGGACAATCTTCTTTTTTAATTGCCAAACCTTGTTTAACTAATGATTCACCAGCGTCTTCGTTTGGTGTTACAGGTAGACCGTTTGTTGAATTGAAATAATGTATCATAATTTTTTTCTCCTAGGAATTTATTCCTGAACCTCCATAACTTGCGTCAGAACCAGATCCATATGGACCCCACCAATTAATTCCAAACAGTCCTGGGTAACAAGTTGAATAATAACCACCAGTTAAATTTGTATAACATTCACTTAAACCACAAACACCAGTTTTATTATCGTATGTTCCACCTACGTGGGAATTATTATCTGGATTAATTCCGTCTCCAGAAGAACCACCCATATAAACTGTAGTTTGTACAGTATGGTCAGAATCCGTTGGATCAAATGAAAAAGCATATGTTCGCCAAGTTGTACCATCTGTATTATGACTGCAACCACCGTGAAATCCAGTACGTCCCCAAGCCATATAAGGATTAGGATAGTCTGTATGTGTTTGACTTATGTTAATAAATTTTCTAGGGTTTTCTACACTCATTGCAAAAGCATTCATACCACAACCATAGTAGTAATATGGTGAATAAATTATTGCCCAAGTTCCATCCCAAGTTGGTTGATATTTAGTATAGTATTGATGTCCTGAAGAAGCTCCATAAGATGTAGTTGTTGAACCTGCAAAATCTTGCCAATCAAGGTATCGTCTATCAGGTCCAGTTATAGCAATTCCTGCTCCTTTTTCATTACAATCAAACGCACAATATCTTTTACTGTTACTTTGTTTTAAACCAAAACCAACCCAACCATTATTACCTACACAAACACACCAATCCTTAACATTTTGATTAGTCCAAGTATCAGTAAAGTATTCTGTAGAGGTTAAGTTATCAAAGTATTCTTTAATTCTTTTACAAGCATTTAAATCTTTAGAAGACTTAAATATGTGAATAGATTTGGAAGTATTTCCACTTTCGTCACCAGAGTGAATCATAACCAACATTTTAGTTTTTTCATTGTATCCAGTACCAGTTGCGTAATTAAGAGGTGATGGATCAATTAAGTGTGAACTGTAATCGTAATGGTCAAAATTAGCAGTGCCTTGTAATCCAGATACTTCTCTTATAGAATGTCGTCTGTTAGTAAATATCCGTCTAGGTCTACATCCTTCAGGAAGATTCATATTGATTTTTGTCCAACCAACTTGATACTCAAATGAAGAAGCTATATTGTGATAAGAATGCCAAGAAATTGCACCATTCCGTGAAGCGGTATAATAGAAACAATGTGGATATTGGTCAACTTGGTAAACACTTTTATTCCAAGCAGTGTAAGAAGTAGAAGTTTCAGTAGTAAGGTTTACGTGCCCAATATTAGTACCGTGGTCATTAAATGAATAAGCGTGAGAAGCGTCTCCCATCATCCCAAATCTATAATTTGTTGTAGAGTTACAAACTGCACCCCAAGGTGAGTTTACTTGTCTAAAGTTAGAATCAAAAACTCTATAATTCAAATGGTGATTTTGGTCACCATTTTGGCCAAAGAGACCAAATAAAGGTAGTCCTTCTTTTCTAGGGTCTGTGTTTGATGATCCGCCTAATATTTTTGATAAATTACTCATTTATCTCCTATCAATTCTATGTTAATATCCAGCCGTAATTCGTAGATGTTCCTGAATCAAACTTGTATGTAAGTCTGAAGGAAGCATAATCAGTATCAGCAATTAAATCTGTAGCCGATCCTGCAATGTTCTCCTTGTTAGCGGCTCTTGCAATTGTTAAATTATGTGTATTGAATTGTCCGTGACTATCATTGATTAAAATGTGGTCGTTATTTGATGGATTATCAGGTAGTGTTAAAGTAAATGCACCCGCTGTTGTATCACACATATAAGCACCGCCAGATATAGAAGTAAAATTTGCACTCTTCACATCCCATTGTATAAAAGTTCCTGCACCCCAAGTTGGGTTTGCACTAGCTCCGCCAGTTACTAATACTTTTCCTGAAGTACCGGCTCCTAAACGTGCAAGTCCAGAACCATCTCTATAAAGAATGTCACCTTGTGTAGTTATTGTTTCAGCTCCATCATCTCCCCAAACTGGGTCTCCAGATGTGCCTTGTGTTTTTAATACTTGTCCAGAAGTTCCCGCTGGTAATCTTGCAACTCCAGCAGCATCCCTTATGATTAAATCTCCGTGAGTTGTTAATTGTGTAACATCTCCACCTTTAGCCGCTAATTTTGTCCAATAGGTAGTATCAGATGTAGCGTTGCCTGTTGAAGCCAAAATACAGATGAAAGTTTCTACAACTCCAGCAGCACCAACTGTGACGATATCATCTACCACATAAGCTGTCGCTCCATCATATGCACCTCTAAATACTGGTTTAATTCTACCTAAATTTATTGTGGCCATAATTTTTTATTCCTTACTTTTATCCCTTACGTTATATTTATAATAGTTTTCTATTCAAGTTATTATTAATTAAGCTGCTGGCTGTAATGTTAATGTTAATTCACCATCACTGTTAATAGCAAATACCAGCCCTCGTTTTGCAATAAAACTGTCATCATATAAGTCTTTAAATGTTCCATCTGATTGGTCAGCAACATTCAAATCATCTACACCATTACTAAAATGAAGTATCAAATCTTCTAATTGATTACCTGTTCCATTAGTTTTTTTAAATCCATAAAATTCGGATTGTTCTAAAAATGTATTTGTAAAATCTGTTAAATTACTCATTTATTATTCAGCCTCATTAGCTGCTCTTGCGTCTTTTTCTGCTTGTAAAGTAGCTGCTGCTTCAGCAACATCATCTTCAAGTTTTTTTGCTATAGCGTCTTCTTCTGACAAACCTTCATAAGCAACATCTACTGCTTTTGTAGATAGGTTATAAGATAATCTCCAAGCTTCAATTCCTTCAGGAGCAATTGCTTTAATTCCTCTACCTTTTGAAACCATTTCTTCACCTGAAACTGTAAATGGTGTAGCAGGTTCGCCTTTAAGATTGAAATAGTATGTAGCCATTATTTTCCTCCATAACTTGCGTCACCTTTGCCATATGAACCCCACCAATTAATTCCCATAAGCATTGGGTAGTTTGTTGTTTGAGTGCCTCCGTGTAGTCCTGTACGCATAGCGTCTAAACTACAAACACCAGTTTTGTTAGCGTAATCTCCACCTACTAGAGAATTATTATCTGGCATTGCACCTTCTCCAGAAGTACTTCCTTTATAAACTCTAGTATCTATAGTATGGTCTGAATCTTTTGGATCAAATGCAAAAGCGTATGTTTGCCAAACTTCACTATCGCAGTTATCACTCCAACCACCGTGAAATCCAGTACGTCCCCAAGCGACATAAGGATTAGCCCTGCCACTTTTTGTTTGATTTATATTAATAAATTTTCTAGGGTTTTCTATACTCATACAAAATGCATTGATACCACAACCATAGTAGTAATATGGTGAATAAATCATTCCCCAAGTACCATCCCAAGTTGTTTGGAATTTTGTGTAATATTGATGTCCATTAGTTGCACCATAAGATGTTGTTGTTGATCCTGCAAAGTCGTGCCAAGTGCTCCATTGTCTGCTGGCACCTGTTGTATCAACTCCTACGCCTTTTTGGTTACAATCAAATACACCATATCTTTTACTGTTACTTTGTTTAAGTCCGAAACCAACCCAACCATTATTACCAACAACAACGGTCCAATCCTTAACATTCTGATTAGTCCAAGTGTCAGTAAAATATTCTGTCCATTCTAGGTTATCAAAGAAATCTTTAATTCTAGTTGTAGCATTTAAATCAACAGAAGACTTGAAAATATGAATAGTCTTTGAGGTATTTGTACTCTCGTTTCCAGAGTGAACCATAACTAACATTTTACACATCTCATTGTATCCAGTACCAGTTGCGTAAGCTTGGTCGGTGTTAAGTAAGTGTGACTCATAATTATAATAGTCACAATTACAATCACTATTTCCCATAAATTCTCTCATTGTAAATCGTCTGTTAGTAAATGTTCGTCTAGGTCTAATTCCTTCAGGTAGAACCTGATTTAATTTTGTCCAACCAACTTGATACTCAAATGAAGATGTAAATTGGTGATAACTTTGCCACGTAACAAATCCATCCCTTGAAGCAGTGTAATGAAAACAATGTGGGTACTGGTCAATTTGGTATAAACTTTTTATATAATTAGTCCAAGAATCGTAACCTTCAGTAGTAAGGTTATTGTGGAAATTATCACCGTGGTCTTTCATATTATAAGCGTGAGAAGCATCCGCTAATATTCCAAATCTATAGTTTGTTGTAGTATCACAAGTGCTCCCCCAAGGTGATCCTGTAACTCTAAAATTAGAATCAAAAACTCGGAACTGCATTTGTGTATTAGAATCTGAAGAGCCTCCCCACATTCCAAATAAAGGTAGTCCTTCTTTTCGTGGATCAGTTGTTGAACCAGAACTTCCAAAAAGTTTTGATAAATTACTCATTAATGTTTTCTCCTATTAATTTTTTCATTTCTATGATTCTAACCTTGCCGCTGTATCAGCGTCTGTTTTTTCTTTATCTGTTATCAACTTAGCAGCAGCGTCTGTTTCTCTTTGTGCAAGAGCGCCTGCTTCATCTTTTCCATCAGCGTACACAACTACTGCCTTAGCAGCATTGTCATAAGATAATCTCCAAGACTCAATTCCATCAGGAACAGTAGCCTTGATTGCCAGACCTTGTTTCATAAGGTCTTCACCAGTCACCTCAAATGGTGTACAAGGTTCGCCAGCGTTTGTAAAATAGTATATTGCCATTATTTATTTGCCTCCATAACTTTGGTCAGCGGCTCCGTATTGTCCCCACCAATTAATTCCCATCAACAAAGGATAACAAGTTGAATAGTAACCACCAGTTAACTGTGTATAACAATTTGCTAAACTGCAATTTCCAGTTTTGTTAGTAAATGATCCACCTACGTGGGAATTATTATCTGGCATAGTTGCTTCTCCAGAAGTACTTCCCATAAAAACTTTAGTATCTACTGTATGGTCAGAATCCGTTGGATCAAATGAAAAACAATATGTTTGCCAAGATTCACCATCAGTATTAGCGGCACTTCCACCGTGAAATCCTGTACGGTTCCAAGCCACATAAGGATTTGGATAACTTGTTCTTGTTTGATTTATAGAAATAAATTTACGTGGGTTTTCAAGACTCATTGCAAAAGCATTTATTCCAGGACCATAGTAGTAGTAAGGAGAAAAAATCATTCCCCAAGTTCCATCCCAAGTTGTGTTAAATCTTGTGTAATACATATTACCAGAATTAGCTCCATAAGATGTAGTTGTTGAACCTGTAAAAGCTTGCCAATCAAGGTATCTTCTACTTGCACCTGTTAAATCAACTCCTACGCCTTTTTGGTTACAATCAAAAGCACAATATGTTTTAGTGTTACCATTTTTAGAACCAAAACCAACCCAGCAATTATTACCAACAACAGTACACCAATCTTTGTTATTTTGTGTAGACCAAGAATCGGTAAAGTATTCCGTCCATTCTAGGTTATCAAAAAATTCTTTAATTCTAACTATTGAATTTAAGTCTTTACTAGATTTAAAAATATGAACAGTCTTAGCAGAACTATCTCCTTCGTTACCAGCGTGAACCATAACTAACATTTTATTTTTTTCGTTGTATCCAGTACTGACGCAATAATCGTTATCAGTATTAAGTAAGTGTGAACTGTAATCGTAATGGTCAATAGAAGCTAAAGAATTGTTTCCAGATTTTTCTCTCATTGAATAACGTCTATTACAGAACATACGTCTAGGTCTACATCCTTCAGGTAAAACCATATTTAATTTTGTCCAACCTACTGTATATTCAAAAGCAGAAGTCATTTGGTGGTAACTTTGCCACGCAACGT